TCTGGTAAAGTAGCCGTATTAGCGTCAGTTACTTCTACAGAGTTAGGATATGTAGACGCTACAAGCTCTATACAAGACCAATTAGATGCCCATAGTACAGAAGATACAGCGTTACAAGCTAGGATAACTGCTAACGCTGCAATCGTTACTGCTGTAGAAGCTAGAAGAGTTGCTAACGTAACAGAGCAGACAGCTATTGAGGCTAGAAGAGTTGCTAATATTGCTGGAGCTGTGTCTTCTATTACTACTAGTGATTTAACAGCCTCTAGAGCTATGGTAACTAATGGTTCAGGTAAAGTAGCTGTTTCAGACATCACCGCTACAGAATTAGGATATCTTGACGGCGTTAGTTCTGCTATACAAACACAGTTAAACTCAAAACAAGCAACTATCACAGGAGCAGCTACGACTATTGATGACGCTGATTTAACTGCTTCAAGAGCTTTAGTCTCTGATGGTTCAGGTAAAGTAGCTGTATCAGCAGTTACTGCAACGGAAGTGGGACATCTTGATGGAGTCACTAGTGCTATACAAACACAAATTAATGGATTAGAAACTAGAAGAGACGCTAACGTTACTGTAGCTGCTTCTAATAATGCTGCTTTAGAGTCAAGACGTACCTCAAATATTGCGGGTGCCGTATCAACAATAACAACATCAGATTTAACCGCATCAAGAGCCTTAGTTTCGAGTGGATCAGGTAAGGTGGGTGTTTCAGACGTTACTGCTACAGAACTAGGGTACCTTGATGGCGTCAGTTCTGCTATTCAAACTCAGTTAAATGCAAAACAAGCAACTATTACAGGTGCAGCAACTACAATAGACGACGCTGATTTAACTGCGTCAAGAGCATTAGTCTCTAGTGGTTCAGGTAAAGTCGGTGTTTCAGATGTTACTTCCACAGAGCTTGGGTACCTTGATGGGGTAAGTTCGGCTATTCAAACTCAATTAGATGCAAAAGCCGCTACCACTGATTTAGTATTATCTAATATCCTACATATTACTAGCACTGCAAATAGTTATGCAACTGGGGGAACAACTTCTAATTTAGACAAAGTTTTAGTTTATTTAAATGGAATATATCAAAACGAAAATCAATATGTGCTAGGAAACTCTACACATAATGTACAGTTTAAGGATGCTACGTTAGCTTCTGGGCTTGAGTTAGAAATACGCAAATTATAACATAGTTTATAAATTTTAATTTGACTTCTACCCTAATGTAAAGTAAATTATAAAGAGCATTTTTTAAAAAGGATAAAAACTTTATGGCAAAAATGAAAAGGATTCCAAAGTCAGACTATGGGCCAGCTCGTTGGGAAACAATGAGCAGAGATAGTCGTAAGAAAAAAGCACAGCCTTGGTGTGCTTTTTATACCCCCCTTGGTAGAATGGTAACTAAAGCTGTTGGTCGCCGCCCCACAGGAATGAGTGAGGAAGAATTTTGTGCATCAAAAACTCCATTTAAAAATATGGTTACAAGGAAATATCGTTAATGCCCCGTATCGGTCCTGCACATAAAAAATTACAACCAGTCCGTGGCGGTTTTTCAAGGACTAAGCCTACACAATCTATGAAAAAGAATCAAAGGTATGTAAAAGCTGCCACTAGAAAAAGGAAGAAATAAATGGTAACAAGAGTCGATAAATTTTTAGGCGGACTTGGTACAGACGTTACTAATGTAGCGAACGTACACGCGACTGAAAATAGAATAGCATTCGGTGCGTCAATGAACCCAACAGCTAATGTTCATGTGACAGGTAATGCTCATATTACTACTACTCTTTCAACTGGTGGTAATATCACAGGTGGAGGAACCTATACCGGTGGGGGTACAATGACCACTGGTGGTAACATAGTTATTCCTAATGATGGTGATATAGGCTCTGCGGGGGCAACTGATGCAATACAGATTAGCTCTAGCGGTATTGTAACTTTTAAAGACGACATTAAGATTAAAGACGGTGGTACGATTGGTTCAGCATCTGATACTGATGCTATTACAATTGCTTCTGATGGTGTTGTTACCATGAACCAGATACCAGTATTCAGTGCCGGTATTAATGTGTCGGGCGGTACTATTGCTGGTACACTTGCTACTGCCGCTCAAGGCAATATAACCTCTTTGGGTACATTGACAACGCTGACCGTTGATAATATCATTATTAACGGAACAAATATTGGGCACACTTCTGATACAGATTCCATTGCTATTGCTTCAGACGGAGTTGTTACGTTCAGTCAAGCACCAGTATTTCCTGATGGGTCTATTGCGGTTGCTGATCTGGACATAGATGGTGCAACAGACATTGGTGCTGCAATTGTTGATGCAGACTTGTTCATCATTGACGACGGGGCTAATGGCACAAACAGAAAAGCCACAATGTCAAGGTTAAAAACATATATTGGCGACCACACTAGTGCGGCGGCAGATGATATTACTGCTGGTGACGCAGCAGTTCTTCTTACAACAAGTTCGGGCAATATTACTATTGATGCGGCTGCAAATAATTCTGATATTATCCTCAAGGGAACAGATGGTGGTGTAGATACTACATTCCTTACTCTTGATGGTAGTGCAGCAGGTAAAGCAACCTTTAGTAATGAAATAGTTTCGGGTGCAGTAATTACATCTGGAGCTGGTCTTGTTATTGCTGATGCTGGTAACATTGGTAGTGCTAGCGACACAGATGCGATTGCTATTGCTTCAGACGGCGTAGTTACAATGAACCAAATACCAGTATTCAGTGCTGGTATTAATGTTTCTGGTGGTAGTATTGCGGGAACACTTTCTACTGCTGCACAAGGCAATATTACATCACTTGGAACGCTAACTACCCTCACAGTTGACAATATTATTATCAATGGGACAAACATCGGACATACTTCAGACACAGATGCTATCTCTATTGGTTCAGACGGAGATGTTACTCTTACACAAGATTTAGAACTACAACATGATGGAGCAACAATTTCTTTTGGTGGAAATGATGAAATTGTTTTAACTCATATTCACAATACTGGACTAAAATTAACGGACACCGGAGGCTCCCCTACATTACAATTACACGATGCTGATGAAGCTATTTCATCTGATGGAAGTAAGCTTATTCTTACATCAAACGGTGTTGCATTTAATATGCCCACGGCAGACGGTGACGCAGACCAAGTTCTTACAACAAACGGTTCTGGTACTCTATCTTTTGCCGCTGCAGCCTCTGGAGGAGCCGATCCCTCTGTAAATTTGGCGTCTGATATTGATTTAGGAAACTTAACCGACTCTACAACAGACCCTTTTGGACAAGGAATTGCTCAAATTAACGATTTATTAGATATGCCCTTTGAAACTACATTAGCAACACTAGACTTAGGCGCACTATAATTTAAGGAGAAAAACAAATGGCCACTCAAGTACAATTTAGAAGAGGCACAACATCACAAAATGATAGTTTTACAGGAGCTGTCGGAGAACTTTCTTTAGATACAGATACCGAAAGTATTCGTATCCATGATGGATCGACTGCTGGAGGCTTTGAAGTAATTCCTTCTGGAGCTATCATGGGTTTTGGAGGAGCAACTGTTCCCGCTAACTATCTTATCTGTGACGGTAGCGCTGTTTCAAGATCAACATACGCACATCTTTTTGCGACAATTGCAACAGGTTTCGGAGCGGGAGATGGTAATACAACTTTTAACGTTCCAGATTTTAGAGATAAATTAGCACTAGGAAAGGGAGCTAACAACAGTACCCTAGGAACTACAACTCACGCGATGTCAGCAAGCTCTGTTAAGCCTTCAGAATCTACATCAATTAGCGCCCACTCACTCACAACAGCAACTTTTGCTACATCAGCGAAAGACTCTTCAACAAGTTCTGCTGTTACTGCTGTAGCTGCTCACTCAGCTATTACACCTAACATGACTTTTCCAACAGTCGTAGTTAATTTTATAATTAAAACATAAAAAGGAGAAGTTTAGTGGCAGAGGTTACTACAGACCATTTAGCAAAAGATGTTAATACATTACATGAGAGAACTCAAGAAACGAAAGCTTCTTTGAACACTCATGAAGCTGTGTGTAAAGAACGTTATGAAAAAATTCTTCAGAACCAAGATAAAACAGATAAGAGGATTGAAAACTTACACAAAGAAATCGTAGACCTAAAAACAATGGCAACTCAAGGAAAAACTAGTATTAGAACGCTACTTTGGGTGGGCTCTTTAGTAGCAGCTGTTGTAGCTATTTTAGCTGGACTAACAAACATATTTAAGTAAGATAAGACGAGGGGAAATGTCAGAAAATTTTTTTAAAGTCCCAATTGAGAGACTTTTAGGTAAAATTGTTGTAGGAGAACACCGAGGAATTCAGTTTAACGACTCTCAGTGGGGCATGGTGAATGGCTTATCTGAAAATCGTTTTTGGGTTCACGTATCTGCTAGAAGAACGGGAAAGAGTTTGTCTGCTTCTATCTTAGCGTTTGCTAAACTATTAGAGCCTAACCAACAAGTTATGATTGTTGCTCCTAACTTTTCTTTGTCTTCTATCATATGGGACTATACAACTGATATTATTAAAAATTTACAAATAGAAGTGGATAGATTTAATCAAAAAGACAAAGTAGTAAGACTAATTAATGGTTCAACTTTTAGATTACTTAGTGCTAATAATAGAGATAGTTTAGTTGGTAGAGCTGCTAATTTGTTAATTGTAGACGAGGCCGCAATTATTGATGACGATGAATATTTTACAAGAGATTTAAGACCGGCCCTATCAACATATGAAAATTCTAGAGCTTTATTTATTTCAACTCCTAGAGGAAAAGGTAATTACCTTTACAATTATTTTTTAAGAGCAGAAGATGAAGAGTATCCAGATTGGGGATCGGGGTTATATACTTGGAGGTCTAACCCTTTTTTAAAAGAGAAAGATATTGAAGAAGCTAAAAAGTCTAGTACCAGAAAACTTTTTGCTCAAGAATATGAATGTGAGTGGACAACTACTGAATTACAAGTTTATGATTTAAATGAAGAGAAACATTTAATAGACTTAGAACACATTCAAGCTAGAGATAGACGTTATGAGTTTATAGCCGGACTGGACGTAGGGTATAGAGATGAGAATGTCTTTATTGTGATGGCTACAGATGGAGAAGAATTTTATTTAGTTGATGAATATGTGTCAAATGAAACTACCACTAGTACTCTTGCAGAAGAAATACAAGAAAAAGTAGATGAGTGGGGTATTGATTCAATCTACATTGATAGTGCGGCACAACAACTAAAAGCAGATTTAGCATATGATTATGATATATATTGTGAAAATGCTATAAAATCAGTAAATGATGGTATTGCTGCAGTACAAGTTTTAATTGAAAATGATAGACTACTAGTTGATGTTAATAAATGTGGGCATACTTATTCTTCTTTAAGTAGTTATAAGTGGAACCCTAAAACTGAAAACCCAAAACCAGTACATGATTGGGCTTCTCATGCGAGTGATGCGGTAAGATATGCAATTTATACTCACCAAAAACGTTCTGTGGGAATTTTTGCTGCATGATTTTAAGGGACACTCAGTTAATAATTTTAAATTACAAAAGATTAGAAAATGTTTTAAGAATAGCATATACTTTTCAAGGATTTATGCCGATATTAGTGGTAAATAATGGAAATAACACAAAACTTGAAGTATCAAAAGTATTATTTCATAATAATGAACAAAATAAATGGTGTATTGACCGCTGGTATTGGGCAAATAAATCTAAATTTAAATATTCTATCATTTTAGATGATGATATTTTACCAACCAAACATTGTTTATTAAAATTGAGAAAAACAGTTGAAAAATACCCCACTTCTTTGATAAGTATTTATGGAAAAAACAACTTAGAAGACGCAAAATCTTACGAAGAGTTAAAAGATGTGTGGTGTGTAGATAAAGATGTGGACATAGCTGTAGGTTCTTGTGTTGCAGTAAACAATGATAGTTTAAAAAGTGTTTTTGATGAGTACATAAAACCTTGGGGAACTATAAAAAGAGGTGATGACATATTAGTGTCTTTGTCTATGTCTCATTTTTATAAGACTAAACACAAAACTATTTCAACTGAAGTAGAATTGTTACCGGAAAAAGATGTGGGACTAAATGCACATAAAAATCACAAAGAATTACGGTGGAAAGTACTAAAAGATTTTCAAAATCTTCATAGTTTTCAAAATAATTAAAATTTATCTGGTATGCTAAAAAGATTTCCTGTAAAATATATTAGAGATTACTTAAAGAAGAGATATCAAAAAACAGATAATTGTTATATTTGTGCTTCTACAGATAAATTAGAATTTCATCATCTTTATAGTGTTTCTGAGTTATTTAATTCTTGGTGTGCAAAAAATAATATAGACGAAATAACCACTGTAGAAGAAATAAATATTTATAGAGAACAGTTTGAAAAAGACTATTTCTGGGAGCTATCTAATGATAATGCTCTCACTCTGTGTAAACAACACCACGAAAGATTACACAATATATTTGGACAACGATATGATAATTCCGTGGTAAAGAAAGTAAAAAATTGGGTAGAAATTCAAAAGGAGAAGAATTAACAAATGGCAAATGATGTTCCATCATGGAGACAATATCTTTCAGAAAAACTAAATCCTGTACAGCCATCTATTGCTTCTCAGGAACCTTTTTCAAGCCCTGACAATATTGTAGACTTTGAAAAAGCTTATAGAGAGATTGAAATTGTTCATCGCTCAGTAGACATAGTTATTAATGCTTTAATAGAGGTGCCTTTAGTAATCGAAGGAGGTTCTCCGTCTAAAAAAGTTCACAAACTGTTACAAAATAAACCTAATCCATTTGAAGATAGAGTTAGATTGTTTAGGCGTGCTTTTCTAGATTTTTTTCTAGATGGTAACGCCTTTTTCTATTATGACAAAGACCAAGAAGGTGGCGCTATTTACGTAATTCCTGCAAATGATATGGAAATTGTACCAGATGAAAGGGCTTTTGTTTCTCATTATAATTATCTTTTGAGAAACCAAAGTGAATCAGATTTATTTGGTTATGGAAAATCGAGAAAATCAGAAGCTATTCAGTTTTTACCTAGTGAAATAATTCATGTTAAGAGTGAGAATGAAGAAAGCATCTTTAGGGGGTATAGTAGACTTCGTCCTTTAGAAAGACTTTTTGAGCTTTATTATTATATGATTAACTTCCAAAGACAATTCTTTAAAAATAATGCAGTACCCGGATTTGTTCTTACTACAGATAATGTTTTAAGTCAAAAAATTAAATATAGACTTCTAGAATCTTGGAGACAAAGTTATACTAGTTTATTTAACGGAGCACGTTCTCCTGCAATTTTGGATGGTGGACTAAAAATTGATAAGTTTTCTCAGATAAATTTTAATGAATTAGATTTTGAAAATTCAATTGAACGAATTCAACAGGATATGGCAAAGGCTCTTGGAGTACCATATGTTATGCTAAAAAGTGGTAATAATGCTAATATTCAGGCTAATCAAGTTTTGTTTTATAACCACACAGTACTGCCTATTTTAGAACAATTTTGTAGTGCTTTTTCTCACTTCTTTAATAATAACATTAGTATACGACCAGATAAAACTGCTATACTATCTTTACAACCTGATAACAGAACTCAAGCTATTTACTATTCAACGTTGGTTAATACAGGAATTATTACACCGAACGAGGCTAGAGTTGGATTAAGATTTCCAAAACTTGAAGACGGAGACTCAGACGGCATTAGAATTCCTCAAAATATTACAGGAAGTGCTACAGATGCGACTCAGGGAGGTAGACCTACCGCAGAAGAAAGTCTAGAGGACTCTACTACAATAGAGGATGAAAATTAATGAATAAGACATTATATTTAACTAGCGTTTTAGAAACAAAAGGCGCAAGAAAAAACAATAAACCCCTTAAAATTGCTGGATATGCCAATACTGCCGATAAAGATCGAGCGGGTGATATTATCCCTGCGACTGCTTGGGCAAAAGGCGTTGAAAACTATAGAAAAAACCCCGTATTACTATATCAACATGACCACGGTAAACCCATTGGCCGTGTAGATAAGGTTACCGTCGATAAAAAAGGTATTTATGTAGAGGCTGCTGTTAGTGAAGCTGCTGAAAAATTACATGGAGTACAAACCTTAATCGAAGATGGAGCATTAAAAAGTTTTAGCGTAGGATTTAAAGTAAAAGACGGCGCTTATGACAGAGATTCGGACACTATGTTAATTACTGATGTAGAGCTAATGGAAATTAGTGTTGTTTCTGTCCCTTGTAATCAAGAGAGTTTATTTAGCGTTAGAAAAAACTTCGAATCTGACTCAGATTACGAAACTTTTAAAAAACAATTTGAAAAAGATGAAAACGAAATTATCGAAAAAGCTACGGATGTTAGTGTAGGAGTTACCGCATACGTAGGTGGACATTATCATACTGTTGAAGTAGATGAAAACGGTAACGGAGTTACTACTTATACCTCTCATGGAGAAAAACACTTCCATGATGTCAAATATTATAAATTATTAGAGGCTACAAAGCCTACTTCTCATAAGCATGAGCTTGTTTTTATGGTTAAACCTAGTGAAATGCAAAATGAGCAAAGTGTAGAGGAACAAAGACCGCAGTCCCCATCTGAGACGATGGGTAATGGGTCTATGAATCTCTTAACAGAATCGGAAAACAGAAAAGGAGATGAAGAAATGAGTGAAGATTCAGAAATTAAGACTGAAGATGATCTTACCGAGTCATCCGATGTTTCTGTTGAAGAGGCCGTTGAAGAAAAATCAGAAGAAGTAACTATTACAGTTGCTTCTGAAGAAGATATTATCGAAACGGAGAAAGAGGAAATAGACGATGAGGAAGAAGCTATTAGTGCTGATCCTTACGAACCCATTCCTTTTGTTAATCTTCTCAGTGCGGAAACATCACGTTTAACACACGAAAATTTTGTTAAATTCGATGATAAGCGGTGGAAAGTTACAAAACTTGCGACTGCCCAAAACCCATTTTATCAACTTTTACAAGTTGACTTAAATGGCGAATCATTGGATAATACTATTAACGTTGATGCAAAAACTTTATCTGTTGTTAATAACTGGGATTTAGGAACTAAGTTTGATATTACACTAACAACTGTTCCAGAGGTCAAATTTACTGACAAAGATAGAGTAGCTATCAAAGAAAGCTTCGAATCATTCGTTACTTTGAGTGAAAAAGAGCTTTACGATGTGAAATCTAAGGTAAAAACCGAAGATGATCAAGAAAAATTGAACAAAACTATTAATTTAAAAATCACTCCATTCGACGAATGGACTGATACAAATTATCAAGTTGCGAATCATATGATAAATCAAATTCAAGAGCTGAATGCGATTAAATCAGGTGAAGTTGAGGAAAAAGATTTAGCTCTAATGCTTCACGGTCATAAAACTACTAATTCAAAGGAGAATGATAAAATGGCGACACAAGACGTTGGCGATCCAATCGTTGTTAAAACCGAAGCCGAGACAGAAACACCTGCTCCAGCTGCACCCGCAGTTGAAGTAAAGAGTGCCCCTGCTCAGGTTTCCGAGCCACGAGTTGCCGAGCTTGTTGAAAAGACTGGTGAGGCAATTCTAACTGAGGCTGATGCCCAGGACAAAAAAGGTTCAGAGTACACCCCTGTTGAAACAGAGCAGGTTGCTGAACTTAAGGCTCAAATGAAAAAGTACGAAGAGCAAATTTCTGCTCTATCACAGTCCAAGATGGTCTATCAGGAAACTTCTCATACAAGCAGAGAGCAGTTCTCCGAGAAGGAAATGGCGAACGCATATATGCTTTCCCAGGCCCTAGGCCGTCGCGACCCCTTCGACACTAAGATGGGTCAGAAAATTAAGGCGGTCACAGCTGTTGATCAGTTCCTTTCAAATTTCTCATCTAATGTATACGAAGAAATGGAACAGCAGCTCGTTATTGCTCCTATGTTCGACAGAATTCAAGTTGATGCAAAGACTTTCAGAATTCCTGTTGCTAAGGAAGACACTGACGGTGATGTTGCTCAGTTTGCTTCTGGCACTTTTGCCACAGGCATTGCAGACGCAACAAACGTTCCAACTTCAAACCAGAACACAATCAGTGCAGTAGAACTCACACCTCATAAGTTCATGGCAACAACTCACCTTGCCAAGGATGAAGAAGAAGACACAGTTCTACCCCTAATGGACTTCCTTCGTCGTGCAGCTACACGCCGTGTTGCTCGCGCAATCGACAAGGCAATCCTTCGTGGAACAGGCGCCCTTACAGGGTTTACAGCAGCACCAACCAATGCTATCGCAGCAGGAACAGGTTATGCGTCAGTAATTAAAGGTCTTGTTACTCTTGCCGACGATATTTCTGGTCTAAGAACCACTACAGGTAGTGGAAACGACAAAGCTGATGCTTCAGACATTGCCTCTGCCCGTGCGAAGATGGGTAAGTATGGTCTACAGCTTGGAGATCACCTAGTTTACGTAACTTCTGTTGAAGGCTACAACGAGCTAGTTAGCTTCTCTGACTTCCGCACTGTCGATAAGTTCGGACCAAATGCCACGTATCTCACAGGTGCAGTAGGTGCCATTTATGGTATTCCAATTGTTATCTCTGAGTTCATGGATAATGTAGGTTCTACCGGAAACGAACTCGGTGTTCTAGTCTACAAGCCAGGATTCCTCATCGGGGAACGCCGAGGCATGGAGATTGAGAGCGAGTATGAACCACGCCAGCAGGTTACAGCAATGTACATGAGCACCCGCTTTGATTTCAAAGCACTTAGCTCTAACAGTAACGCTGCTCTTGATGCAACAAACTTCGCATATGCATCATTAATTGAAGCTGGTTAATACTTACTAGGTAACATACTTAGTTATACCCCAGGGGAGGTAGGTGTTCTTATCTGCCTCCCCTTTCTAGTAAAAGGAGAAAATAAATGACAAATTATGCAGACACTGTTTCTGATGTTGAAAAAGTCAAAGAAGAAGGTTTAAAAACAGAAGAAGAAGTTAAAAACTGGGCCATGAAACATGGTTATGGTTTAGCTGTGCTTGATGAGTTTGTTGCTGAGTGGCAGGGTAATCCAAAAGTAGTAGAAGTTGCTCCCGAACCCGAACCAGCTCCTGAGCCTGTTGTAGAAGAGGTTAAGGAAGAAGCAGTAGAAGAAGTTAAGCCTGCAGTAAAAACTAAAAAATCTTTATTTAGTAAGACTTAAGGAGAACAGAGGGTGGCTATCACAGAAAGTAATTTAGGTAAATATCCATATGTTACATTAGTAGAAACTAAAGACTATCTAAGTATTAATAGCACTACCCATGATGGTAGGTTAGCTAATGTAATTAATTATGCTTGTGGTGTGGTAGAACACTATATTGAACGAGAGGTACTGGCAAATAACTACTCAGAAACTTTTGATGGTGGTTACAGTTCAGTTTTTGCCTCTCGTTTACCTCTTGCAAATGTGCATTCAGTTTTTGAATATAATGGAACAAGGTATGAAAGTTTAAACCCCCCTGCAGCGGACGGGCTTTTGGTGGATCAAGATTCGGACAACCACACCATAACAACAAATGGGGACACACATATTACAACAAGAGTTAAAAAGTTTGGACAATCTTCCGTATATTTTGACGGAAATGGAGATTATCTATCAGCATCTAATGGTGATGATTGGTGGTTTGATACAGAAGATTTTACTATTGATTTACAAGCTAGATTTTCTAGTTTTTCTGCATCACAAGTGTTAGTGGAACAATATCAAGATGCTAACGATTTTTGGCAATTTAGATATAATGCAGTAGAAGGGTTACAGTTTAGAGTCGTAGATGCTGGTACTGAAGTTATGAATGTAGCACACGCCGCTACCAGTGGCTATACAGCTAACACTTTTCATCATCTTGCAGTAAGTAAAAGCGGAACTTCTCTTAAATTATTTAGAGATGGAAGTCAGATTGGTAGTACTGCTACAATTGCTAAAACAGTTGATGCTCCAAATTTTAGTGGCGAATTGCTTATTGCAAAATCTGGTAATACTACTCCTGCCCATTTTACAGGATATATGGACGAACTACGAATTTCTAAATCAGCACACTATACAGATGCTTTTGACACTCCTGAGTATCAACATTTAACAGACGATGAAACTAAACTACTACTCCACTTTGAGGGTGCTAATGCGGCAGTAGATGTTAATGATACCCATGCTTCTCAAGAAGAATTTGTATTTAAAAAGGACACAGGAGAAATTAGTCGTAATACTGGTTCTGGTGCAGGTTATCAAAAACTAACTTTACAAGGACCAAAAGCTTTTCAAAACTTTCCCCAAGCTATTCGTGTTAATTATCGTGCGGGGTATGAGTCGGGTAATGTGCCACAAGATTTAAAATTAGCGACACTAGATTATATAAAGCTATTACACAAAGAGGAGCAAGACCGTTCTGGTTTCGCTCTTGCAGGAGAGTCGGTAACTAGACCTGCTCTTGCTGCAAACTTCCCGCCCCATATTAAAAGAGTTCTAGATTTATATAGGATAATTGAATAATGGCACCTCCTGCAGGGATTACAGCATTTAATGTAAGAATTACAGAACCAGAGTTACTAGATAATTATGCTGATTTTTTACGTGGAGTTAAAAAAGGAGGGAAACCTCTTCTTGGCGGAAAAGCAACCAGAAAAATTAGTCAAACTGCTTTAGAACAATCAATAGGTAGATTTTATAAAGCAACAGTTAGAGGTGGTAGCGCCCGTCTAGTTCCAGATTTTGAGATTAACGCAGAAGAAATATCTGCACCTTTAGCTGCAGCTCTTGGGCTAGAAGAAATAACAGAAACAGAGCTAAAAGCAACCCGAGGAGGAAAAGGTGGTGCTACTATTGGACAAGTTTCTCCTTTTGCTATTGAAGGAGGACAACAAGTAGGTTCATTATCTTTAACAGATTCTATAAAAAGAGCAGCTCAAACAGCAGACCCAGGAGTAGACATAGAGGATAAACAAGGAATCTTAAAAGCTGCTAGAACCGCTTTAGGAGGGGCTGGTGGATTTTTTAACTTAATTAAAGAAAATGACCCCGATTTATTTATGCAGTTTTATCGTAAAGCAAGAGTTTTACAGATTTCTAAAGTTCAAAAAAGTGGGGGTAACAAAGTTACTGCAGTAGATGTAATAAATATAGCATTTCCTTTAAACAAATTTACTTCTCCTCCTTTTGTTACAGAATTAACTAAGCCTGCGGCCATTGTTTTAAAATTAAGCGAATCTTTTGAGAGACAATTAATAAAATCAATATTAGATGCAGGACCTGCAATAACTGTTGAGACAGCAAAAGAGTTTGAAAAAGCACTAGCTACTTTACCAGGTAGACGAAAAGTAACCAATCAAGCATCCGGTATTGATTTTGATATGATAATGGAATACCCATCAGGCGCTAGTATTCCAATGACAAAAGGTAAAATTAAAGGTTCACGCAAGGGAGGCCCAAGAAAAAAGAAGGAGATGCAAGCTACTATTTCTTCTTCTCAACTCACTGCAGCAGTTCAAAGATCATTATTTGCGAGAATGCCTAAAGGACCCTTACAAGGACCTCCTCTGAGCGATGAAATACTAACAAATAGAAGTGGACGCTTTGTTAGAAGTGTTATAACTCAGGTTAGAGGTAGCTTAATTAGATACTATTACAATCCTATATATCAAGTACACCAAGATACTTCAAGAAACCCCAATGAAACTATTGAAGGAAGTATTAGAAACATAACCCAACGAAGAGTTGGAAGACAATTTAATGTTTTAAAAGGTTTTTAAATAGATATTTATTGGATGTAAAAATTTATAGATTGCAGACAACAAAATGGTCTGTTATACTTCTATATAGGCTAGGGAAAAAAATAAATGGCAAACAGTCGAAGAAGAGATATTGTAAATTTCCTTGTCACAGAATTAAAAAAAATTAATGGTGACTCTTCAACTTTTGGTGCCTCTTACACTTATAACTTTAATTTAGCAAATAATGTTTTTAGGCAACTAAAATTTATTGATGAAGTAAACGACTTTCCTGCCTTATATTTAAGTGCAGGAGCAGAAACCAGAGATTATCAGACTCAGGGATTTACTTTAGCTAATCTTCCTATAGTTATTAGATGTTATGTAAAACAAGAAGAGGCGCAGGACGGGTTAGAAAACCTAATCGACGACGTGGAACATGTTATATATAACATATCAAGTCAATCTGATAAAGGAATACTACAATTTAATATATCAAATATTTCTACAGATGAGGGACTTATCGAACCATACGGTCTCGGAGAAGTCTTTATAAACATCGGGTATGAAATAGAAGATTAAAGGAGCTTTAAGAAATGGCATCGCTTAACTTACAAAGAAATACAAAAATTTTCTACTCCACCGTTGATCTCAATGGTGGCGCTGCCGCAACCGCAATGAGCCCTGCCAATACTTGGCAGGTTGAAGTACTTGCGGGATATGCATTTAGTCAATCAGCGGCAACTACAGACATCACTTCGCTCGAAAGTGGAACATCTCCTGATCGTTCTCAACAGAGGTTCAATACAGCTATTAACCCAGTTGATTGGAACTTCCAGGCATATTTGAAACCCACACGAGCCACTTCAATTGACGGGGCAGCTGCAACTAACTTACTTGAAAATGGTAACGCTACACCTGTTGCAGACTGGTTTTTATGGCAAGCATTGCTTTGTGCAACTGCCCCTGCCACAGGAACCCAAATGCAAAGTGCGTGGCAAGGCACTGCAGATACGTCCATTGCTAAATGGGAAAATCTCGGTCGTGCAGCTACCTCTAACGTTGCTGCTTGTGACCCAAACTTTGCAACCGCTACAGAAGCACATTTATATATGAAAGTTGATAACGTTGTTTACCAACTAGCTAATGCTGCTGTTAACCAAGCATCTATTGATGCCGCTATTGACGGAATTGCTACTACTACTTGGACTGGTTTTGCTACCAACCTTGTAGAGCTTACAGGAGCGCCAAGAGACGTTGCTATTAACGTTTTTGGTGGTACTCTAAATAATGGTACTACAGTCGCTGGCGGGTCTACAATTGATATTTTCAAGACTGATGGTGCAACAGTAAATACTAGTAAGTATCATCCTTGGAACTCTTATAACGTTGCAGGAGCTGCTACTAGTGCCGAATTCATTCAGAACCGGCTATCAACTATTGATATTACTGATACCACAAGCGGAGATACAGCAAGTCATACATTCCCTGTTACAGGACTAACTTTTGATGTTAATAATAATATGACATATTTAACACCCGAAGAACTTTCAAGCCTTAACTCACCTATTACGCAGTTTACAGGCGCGCAAACAATTTCAGGGTCAATTAGCGCGTATCTAAGAAGTGGCGCAACAGCAAGTGATAATTCTGCTGCTTTCTTAAGAAACATTGTTGCAAATACTGCTACTACAATCGCTCAAGGAACCCAAGCCAACCTTAAAATTGGTGGCGCTACGGCTCCTTATTTCGCAATTGATATGCAGGCTACTCAGTTTAGTTTCCCAACACACTCAATTGAAGATGTTGTTGGCATTAGCGCTGAGTTCTTAGCGCAAGAAACAACTGCTCAAAAAGGTACAGGTGCTAACGTAACATTTGTTGTTAAAGCAGCATAACAATTTAGTTATTAGAGGGGTAACTAAAATAAAATTTCATGTGGGTGTTCATCGTGTTAACAATGTGTTCAGCTTTTCCCCTCGGCTGACCTCAAGTTGAAATCGATGGACACCCTTTTTATATAGAAAGGAGAGGGGAAAAATGAGTAAGATCGCATCCCTAATGGCAACTGAAACAGTTGTCGACGTTGAATTCCCAGATATTGAGGAATTTGTTATTAGTCTAGTATATTTAAATAGAGAGGATTTAATGAAGATTCGCAACGCGAGCCTAACCTTTAAGTTTAATAAACGTACTCGACAAAGAGAAGAAGAAATTGATAATGATAAGTTTTTAGCCGCCTATTGTGAAAGAGCAATTAAAGGCTGGAAAGGTCTTAAGGTTAAACATCTTCCGTTACTACTACCTGTTGATATCAGCGGAGACGACGTAGAAGAGCCAATTGACTATTCTAAAGAAGAAGCGTTAAGTTTAATTACTAATTCTACAGTATTTGATCAGTTTATCACAGATACTATGAATGAGTTTGAACAATTTTCTATTACAAAAAAGGAAAATGACGTAAAAAACTTGAAAAATTCCTCCAGCACCAGTTCCAAGCAGGGGGAATAACCCAAGAACACTACTTGTTAATGTGTGAACAGATGGGTTGGGAACCAAACCCCGATGAAATGCCTATGACTTTCAATGATTTGTCATATGAGGCAGCAATCGCAGTAACACTTTTTCAAGCATTGCCGGATAAAATAGAAGGGATGAATGGAATATGGTTAGGTAAAGACTTTGCAGGTCTTGGTGATATCATGGAGCTATACGGTATTGAAGGTAACCGAGATGCTTTTGAGTTATTACAATTTATTATTGCAGAATCGAGCAAACATTACGAAGCACAACGTAAAGCAAGGAAATAAGTATGGCAAAAAGCAAAATACAGATTGCAGTTGAGACTAAAGGAAGCCAGAAAGCGGCCAAAGACATTGAAAGTGTTGGTCGCGCTCAAACTCGTCTAGGTCAAGCTAGCGCATCGACAAGTAGACAATTTTCCGCTCAAGCATCTGGTTTAGGGGGGTTTGTTGCTGCCTATGCTGGAGCTGCTGCTAATATCTTTGCTTTACAGCAGGCTTTTGCTGCCTTACAAAGAGTTGCACAATTTGAAACCGTTGTTGCTGGTACTAAAGCTCTAGCTGCTGAAATTGGAGTAGCTGGTAATGATATATTAGCAACTGTTGGTAATATTACACAAGGACAAATTGCTTTAGAAGAGGCCGCCCAAAATATCAACATTGCCCTATCTGCAGGCCTTGGTGGAGAACAAATAGAACGATTAACTGACATATCTTTTAAAGCCTCAAGAGCTTTGGGTAGAAATTTAACAGATTCACTACAACGAGTAGTCAGAGGTACAGCTAAGTTAGAACCAGAACTTTTAGACGAACTAGGTATCTTTGCTAGAATCGACCCTGCAGTGGAAGCTTATGCGGCTAAATTAAATGTTGCAGCCTCTAGTTTAACTAACTATGAAAAACGACAAGCTTTTGCAAACGCAGTGATTGAAGAGGGTGAGAAAAAGTTTTCTTCAATATCAACCACGGCAGATACTACACAAGCATCTCTTGAAAAATTCATCGTACAAATTCAAACATTAGCCATTCAATTTGGACAGCTTATTGCTGGAGCTTTAAAACCTTTTATAGATTTTTTATCTGTAGAAGGTAACGCTGTTCTAGCTTTTGGAGCAGTTATCGCTTTGGTCTTTGGTAAAGCCGCACAAGTAATTGGGGGTTTTGCCGCTGGGGCTATCGCTAATTTAAGTGCTTTTACTGCTAAGTTAGCTGATGTAGGCACAGCTGGTAGTGCCGGAGCTTTAGCAGCACTTCAATCGTCTGCAGCTACAGGGGTAAAAAAGGAAGGCATTAAAGGTCTTGCAATTAGAGGAGACAGTGATGCTGCTGTCGCTGCAAGAGCAGGATTAGACCAAATGAGGAAAGGGTCCATAGGAACGTTCTCTGAGCTTAACAAAGTTAATCAAGCTTTAAAAGATCAAATTAAAACTATGAAAGTAGGGACTACCTCCTATGATAGACTCAACGCTCAAATCGTGCGAAACGATCTTGCCCTTAAAGGGGCAGGTCTTAGGACAAGAGCTTTTATTCGCATAGCAAACACTCTTAATATTTCTGTAAGAGGGTTAGCTATAGGTTTTGGTATGTTAAAAAGTGTTGTTAGTGGTTTATTTGCTTTTATTAGTATTGCGCAACTAGCAGGTACTATTCTTGGTATTGACTTTTTAGGTGAACTAAAAGAAATGATTAGTGGGGTTGGACAAGAAGTGGAAGATTTAAAAACAGGTCTTGCAGGAGTAGCGGTAGCTGCTGCTGGAGGCGGTGCAGCAGTTCAAGATAGACTAAGACTTGCTGGTGTTGCAGAAGACGAGATTAAAAAGTTTAGTGAGACTCTTAAAGATGACGCTCCTGATGCAATAAATAATGCTTTTAATGATATTTTGACAGCAGTAAAAAATAATCAGAGGAATCTTAGAGATGCGAGTTTTCTAGAAGCTGGCATATTCAACCAATTATCTGAAAAATACAGAAAATATAAAGAGTTACGGGTGAGCGGCAGCAGTGAAGAAATACAGGCGGCGGGAGAAGTATTTAGGCAAGCAATGAAAACGCAATCATCTCGCGTTGCGGAAGCTGCTGCAACAGATGATAGTAATACCGCTTTAGCAATAGCAATTCAACTAAATAGAGAAGCTGCAGGTGCCTTCGGTAAGGCAAGTCAAGCAATTGGAAGAGGTGCAAGAGCAGCCGGAGTTAGCGCAGAGCAAGCTGCCGCAGGTCTACGAAATATAGCAGAAGAAGGACAAACAGTAGAACAGTTTTTAGAGCAGTTTGCTATTAAAAACAAAAGAGGATCTGTAGAAGTTGAAAACGTAAACAAAAAACTATCTATTTTAGGTAATGTGTTAAAATCTGCAGAAGACTCTTTTGAGGGAGGCTCTGCCAGTGCTGAAACACTATCTAAAAAGTTACTAGGAATAAGAAAGATATTAGAATTCTTTGGTGGTGACAATTTCGATGACTTCCCCAATGCGTTAGATAAAGCTGCTACAAAAGCAGCGAAATTAGAAGAAAATTTACGACAATTAAAAATAGCAGAAACAATTTCTAAGGGATTAACAGATAACTTTGGTAAATTTATTAAGCTTGTCGATCAAGCTGCTTTTACAAATGTATTATCATCAAAAGAAGGAGACACCGCCGCCAAAAGACAAGCCTCGCTTTTACAAAACATTGTGATGGAAGGTCAAAAATTACAAAAATTAAAAGATAAAGGCAAAACATTAGATGCACTCCAAAATAGAAACCTAGAAAACGGAGTTAAAGCTGCTAAAATTTTAACAGGTTTACAAATGGGCTTGCCTAAAGAAATAGAAAAACAAGCAAAGGCTCAAGAAAAAATTAGAATAAACCTTGAAGGACAGTTATCTGTACTAAGAGCACAGAATGATGTTAAGTCAATTCAACAAGATATATCAGAGACTCAGGCTTCAGATAGACGAGCAAATACCGCCGCTCAAGAAGCCGTAAAACTACTCGAAGCTCAGAAAAAACTACAAGAAGAATTGGGCAAAGCAAAACAACAAGAATTAGATTTTCAGAGACAAATGAATCAGCTTAATCAAGATGCTCTTATGCAACAACGAGCGCTAGCTGAAATAGGCAGAGCCGGTGCGGCTGCGGGTGCTCAGGGCGCAAGAAAAGCTGGAATTCGTGGTTCGCAAGCACAACTTGCTGACATGCAAGCGTTTCCAAATTTAAATACGCTAGAATCAATTCGTCAAAAACAAGAAGAAATTATCAACAAAGAACTTGATAATCAGCTAAAGATAATTGCAGAAAAAGAACGAGTTGCTAGATTTGAAGCAGAAACAGCAAGAGAAATTTTAAGAGAAGCTATTCGACAAAACATGAATGAGCGAGCAGCAAAACAAGAAGAGTTAGCTACCTTAGTACGCGTTCAAGAGCAGGAGCGTGTAATTGCTGCTGCTAACGCGGAAATGGAACGAAATAAAGTTATACGAGAAGGTAAAGCTTTAAAAGTTCAAGCAGATTTAATTGCTGCACAAACTAGGGCAGCTCAAGCACAAAATGATGCAAGAGAAGCAAATCGACAATTCCAAGTACAGCAAGCTAACCAACAACTTGATGCTCTTCGAGTACAAGTAGAGGTAGTAGACCAACTGGCAAAGGTCTTAGGTCCCAATACTGCTTTTGTTAAAGCAATCACTGAATTTATCCAACTTGAGACAGGTAGGGACATAACCAGTCAGTTAGAAAACTTAAAACAAGATAAGATTAAAGCTGATTTTGATAACCTTGACGAGCAAATAAAGAAAAATAATGCATTAGCTAGACAAGGTTATTTAGAACGTAACCAAGCTTTAACAGACGAATTCTCTTCAAAAATGAGAATTAATCAACTTGACCAATCAGCTAACTCTGCTCTTTTAACCAATATTAAAAAGAGACAAACAGTAGAGGCCCAAATTGCTACTACTGCAAACGCTACTGCTCGAACAGCTTTAGAAAATGAAGCTACGTTATTAACTAAAAAGATTGAGGGACAGTTTAAAGAGTTTAACATCATTGATGCCAACGAAAAAGCTAAACTAGAAGGCCTTGCAAGGGAAAAAACATCGGTTCAAGATAACGCTGAGGCCCGGCAAGCTGCTCTAGATAGAGAGCGTGATTCTATTCGTAAAGTTTTAGATGATATTAGTGAAAAAATACAAAACCGTCTAGGAGGTGCTGTCGAAGACTTCTTCGGAGCTATCCGAGAAGGCACTCTTACTATGGAAAACTTCAAGCAAGGCGTTAAAGATTTGTTTGTTGGAATTTTAGAAGATGTAACTACTAGTGTTACTGAAGAGTTTGTTATTAATCCTATCAAAGAATTTGTTAAAGAAGGAATTGGTAATTTAGCAAGCATGTTTGGTGGTGGACCCAGCCCTCAACAAGCGGTAGTGACAGCTATTCAACAACAAACTGGGGTAAGCCAACAAATTGCTCAAACAGCACAAGGTAATTTAAAAGATATTTTTGATAAACAAATGAGCATCTTTGAGGGACTAGGAATGGACGTTCAACGAGTTCAAGTTGTAGGAGGCGTTGGAGGAATTGGTTCTCCTGTGCTTGTACAAGACTTTGCTGATCCTACAGGTTCTTCTCTTGATCTTGCAGGGCAAACTGCCGGTCTACGCAAAAACGTAAAAACAACAGGCCAATCAACTACTGCGACAGACAAGAACACAGGCGCTGTAGTCAAAAGCACGGAAGCAGCAACTACACAACTTGACGCTACTAAAGGTGTAACCGCAGCGGCGGATACTGCAGCATTCAGTTTTGAAAATCTTGCTGATTTTGCTGGAATGGCTGGAGCAGGTTTAGGGGCTTTAGCTGGTGGACTAATTGGTGGTCCTGCAGGAAGCGTTGTTGGAAGTATCGTAGGAATGATAGCTGGCCAGGGTATAAAAATGCTGGCTGGTTCTTTATTTGGACCCGGCGCAGCTGCAGGAGGTCCTGTAAGGCGCATGGCTTCAGGTGGGGCGCTACGAGATAGAGTTCCTGCTATGTTAGAGCCAGGTGAGTTTGTAATTCGTAAGCCAATGGCAAAAGCTATTGGGGGACCCGCACTAAATGCAATGAACGCTCACGGAACGATGCCTAATAATCCTAATGTTGTAGTTAATATGAACAATACAGGAACTGCCCAAGAATCTGAAGGTAAACCCCGTGTTTCTGTTACTCCAGAGGCTATCATTGTAGACATTGTGACTAGAGATATGCAAAACAATGGACCGATTAGAAGATCAATTAGGGGGAACTTATCGTAATGGCTACTTATCCTACAGATGCAACTATAACTACTACTGCTTTTGATACTATTAGTACAATAAATTTTTCAAGTACAGGAAGTGCCACTAACTTTAACGTACATCCCCATACTATTGAACATGTTGGAGAAGTAGTTGTTACTGTAGACGGTATTGAACAGGCTACTTCGACATATTCAGTCAGTAATTCTGGAGCTACAATCACTTTTGTAACAGCTCCTTCGGCGGACTCTTTGAGTTTAAAAATTATTACTGTACCTGCTAGGTTTAGAACTTCTAGAAAAGCTCAAACAGTAAAATATATTGAATATAGTAACACTGCTACCGTAGTTCAAGCAAATACTTATGTTATTAATGGGGTTACACAAAACTTTGCGCTTCCTTTTCAAGAAAATGTAAATAGCACAGACCAATTATTAGTCACAGTTTCTGGTGTAGAACAGGCATCTACTCAGTACGTACATCCCGCATCAAACACATCTCCAGCAGTTACAACACAAAATGTTTCTCTTAATCTAGGAAATGCGGGCATTAGCATAGGAACTTTTGAGGATACTGCACTACTTTTAAATTTTGAGACTAATTTTACTGATGAAAGTCCCAAAGCTCACGGCGCTGCTACAGTTACTGGAGCGGTATTAAGTGACACTAAACAGTTTGGAAATTCTGCTGCATCTTTTGATGGGACAAATGATTTAATTAGCTTTGCAGATAGCGCAGAATTTAAGTATGAAGGTAGTTTTTGCATAGAATGTTTTGCTCGTTTTGAAGATGCAAGTCAAGCCAATACAGTTTTTTCTCATAGGACTGATGATAATAATTTTGTAAAACTTAGTAGATTGGCTAATAATAAAATGCAGTGGCTAGTAAAAGAAAGCGGTTCGGTTGTAGCAGACGTGCAGGGAGGCTCTATTAGCGCAGACACTTTTACCCATGTCGCAGTTGCTCATAACAAAGAAACTGGAAACACTGCATTATTTGTCAATGGCTCTGTGGTTCAGTTTGACGCTAGTAGTACTTACACTATCAATCCTACCGGTGCTTTTGAGATAGGGCGTATAAATACAACTAGTGCCGATACTAGAGAGCATTTAAAAGGTTTTATAGACTCTTTTAGGTTTGTTAATAATAGCCCTGTTAGAACAGGTACTTTTGAAACTCCGGTCGTTGCCGCTACAAGAATACACACACCTCTACAATCTGACGATGTTTTGGTTATTAGACGTTTTACTAGTGACGTTGACACCTTTGATAGATTTACCTCTATGGAAGACAGAAAACCTGATCGAGGTTTTTCCACTAATCGTGAATTTGACGTAATTAACTTTGAATCACAGGGCGGATATGAAAAAAGAAGATTAAGAAGTCGCCGTTCTAAGCGTGATTTTGATTTAACCTATACAAATATTACAGGTGTAGAAAAACACGCAATCGAGCAGTTCTATATCGCAAGGAACGGATCTTTTGAGACATTCACTTTTGATTTGACACACATCAATGAAAATGGTACAATACAAGCAAGATTTGATGGTTCTTTACAGGTTTCTCATGTTTTTTCTGACTCGTCAAATACTAGTTTACAAACTAACTATTATACAGTTAATTTTAAACTAAAAGAGGTTTATGATTAATGACTACCCGCACTTACGATTACATTTTAACAATTGACAATCCTAGCATTATCAATAAGGGAGATACTATTCTCTCAGAAACCACTAGTACTACTGGGACAGTAGTTGCTACGGATAAAGCTAACTCTAATATTAAAATCAAAGTAGCTAATGTTAATCAAGAATTTATTGAAGGAGAGAATGTTTCTCCTATTTTTAATAGAATTTCCTCAAACGTTGAGGCAGCAACATATACTAATAGTGCTTCTTTAAGTGTAAATGGTAATTCTTTTCAAATTAATGGGACTACTAATACCTTTTCTTTACCTCTTGGTGTTTTAAGTAGAAGTAATTTAACTTCAGATTCTTTTTCTGTTTTTGTTAATAATAGGCAAATTGATAAAACTTTAATTAACTATCCTAGTACAACTTTAGGAGATACTGGTTTTGATTTTAAACCTATTCGGGCAGTTACTTCTGGGGATACGCATACCCAAGATAACTTAAGAATTAAGGGACAGGAAGAAAGTGGTATTTATGATTTTCTTCTGAGCAGTATTGCAGATACTTTTGCAGTTTCTGCTTCTAATTCTGAATTTACTTACTCTATTGGATATGATAATTGGGTACATGCCAATTTAACTAGTGTAGTTGTGCGAGTTGATGAAGGAAATACTGAGTCTATTCCTTTTCAAGCTAAAGCTTTTTCAGAACAAATAAAAGGGGCTAATACTAATGTTACGTCTATAGCTAACTCTAATTATATTAGAGAAAGAAATTCTTTTGTTCAAAATCCTTTAGTTCGTTTATTTTCAATTTATTACCCAGGAGAGTGGTACCCTTCAACCGATCAAGGCAACCCGGGAGGAGAAGGGTTTGGTAGAAGCTGGCCGGACGGTTTCCCTATGCGTTTTGCTGAAATTAGAGGAGATTTAAATACAGACGTAACTTATAATGTAGAATTTGGGGGAATTAATTATACCCCTATGCCTATTAATAGTGGTGGGATAGAAATAGATTCTTCGGGAACTATCAACGAAGTTACTATTGACATATCTAATTTTGATGGGTTAATTACTCAACTTTGTGAAAACCCTGATTTAGTGGGTAATAACACAGCTAATGCTTGTTTTGCTGTAGTAAATGGAGAAGTTGTTACAGGAATTGACCCCAGGACCATTCCAGCAGGTGCGACATATACAGAACAAGAACATAGCGATGTATTAAGTCGGGCCAGAAGTAACGGTTTAAGCTACAGCCAAGTAATAACAGACTCCTATGGGAAGAATAACGCAAGCTTTACCGTCTCTACTACTGAAGCTGTTAACGGTACTTGGAAAAGAGAAAAGTTGGACTCCAGAGATTTGTTAGGAGGTGTAGTAGAAATACAATCAACTTTTGCTAATTTCTTAGACTATTGGCCTGAGTATGCTAAAGTTAGGTCAGCTTATTCAAATGTACTAGAAATGACAACAACTCTTCCTTACAGGGTCGGAGACGAAGTTTTTGTTAGAGCTAATACCTTTGTTGCCACGATTCAAGCAATTGAAGAAGAAAGATTTATTTTTACTAATACAGCACTAACATTGGGACAAGGCGATCACTTACTAATAAAAAATGCAGACGCGGATGATGAAGCATATGTAGAAGATAGTTTTAAAATTGATTCTCTCCAAAACTTAGATGAAAAAGTAGCTAGTTTTACTTTAACTAGTTGGCTACAATTTTTTAAGCTGATTTTGCCTCGTAGAAAATATTATAAAAATACCTGTCAATGGATATATAAAGGAGAAGAATGCCAATATCCAGGACCTGCGGGGGGTACTATTCCAGGTACTACCGCTACTGCTAACTCAAACCCAATTGCTGCTAACAACCAAACAGCTGGAAGTATAGCCGAAGACGAGTGTGGAAAAAGTTTTGAATCTTGTCAAATTAGAAACAATACTATACATTTTGGTGGATTCCCCGGTACAGGAAGGACTATTCCTAAATAATGACGAACTATACAAAATATTTAGGAATAAAACATGATTATCAAAATATAAACTGTATAACATTGATTGAAAAAATATATAAAGAAGAGTTAAAATGTAATGTTTTTCAAAGTTTGTGGACCCATTTAAACTTAGTAGAAGGAAAACCTTCAGAAGGTAGTCGTTGGAAGTTTAAAATAACTTTAAAAAAAATAGAAGAGTGGGTTAACTTAAACGCAATAAAAGTTGATTTGACAAAAATAGAAGAATATGATGTAATATTATTTAAGTCAAAAAAGAATAGACCAATTCATTTTGGTATGTATACCGTAAATAATAATTTTATACATGTGGAAGAAGAAACAAGCTCTAGAATAACAGCACTGAATCAAGAGTGGAGAGATAAAATACATTTTATTTTAAGACGAAAAGACCCGCAGAATGTGGTATGATAAATATAAAGGGTTTCCTTATAGACATTTAGGCAATAATATTGAAACAGGTATTGATTGTTTTAATCTTTGTAGGTTAGTTTATAAAGAACAATTAGGCATTGATATACCCTACGATACTACATACTGGTGTAATATTGTGGACGAAGATTGGTATACTAAAACACACGAAAGATCTATGGATGCTGCAAGCACTGAAGCATATGGATGGAAAAAAACCGAAGATTTAGAGGAATTTAATATTATAACAATGTCTCTTGGGTCAACTAACGTTACTAACCATTGTGCTTTGTTGGTAGAAAAAAATAAAATGTTACAAACTATGATTGATCATAAAAGTTGGGTTGCTCCTTATGGCAGATATTATAAAAATTATACAGTAGGAATGTTTAAATGGATAGGAATGTCAGATGACTTTATTTTCAACACTAATTAGTGACATGGGAAAGCATGCACAAGCAGAATATCCTAGAGAATGTTGTGGGCTAATAACAAAAGATTTTAAGTATGTAGCGTGTAAAAATATAAGTCCTTTTCCTAAAGATAGTTTTGTTGTTGATCCCGAAAGTCTTTTTGAATATGAAGATAATTGTTGGGGGATATTTCACTCACATCCAGGGGAAGAAAATCCTCTTCCTAGCGAAGAAGATAAAAAAGGAGCAGTTTTTGAAGAGTTTAAGTTTGTTGTCGGTTTTAATAATAAATTTTATATCTACTGGTTAGATAAAAACGTAGACGCACTTAAATTCGATGAATTTGTTGAAAAACATTTAATATGAAAATAACACTAACTTTTCACAATTCTTTATTAAAATATACAACTGGAATCAAAACTCATACTGTTGTGTGTGATGATTTTGAATCTTTAATTTCTGCTGTGTGTAATCTTTTTCCAAAATTTGGAGAGTATATTAGAAAAATTCAAACAGAAAACATATCTGAAAATCTTTGTTTGTTAGATAAAGATAGAAAAATTATAAAAAGTGAAATTTATCAATACAATAGACTTAGGGCTAATCACGAAGAGATATACATTAGCCCTATTCTTGGTGGAGCAGGAGGTAAAAAAGGATCTTTTTTACAAATAGCTATTGGGATTGCGTTAATTGCGGCTCCTTTTGCTTTTCCAGGTTTAGCCGCAACCTCCTTTATGGGAACTACGCTAGGAAAACTAGCGTTTTCTACTGGACTAAACATGGTATTAAGCGGGGTTATGGGATTATTTACAAAAGTACCCAAACCTCCAGAAAAACAAACACCTGATGTTCAAGAACGAATAGATAATAATTTGTTTAATGGTTTAACAAACACGACCTCAAGTAATAACAACGTGCCTATAATTTATGGACAAGTACGATCTGCGGGACAATTAGTAAGTGGATATATAAAAACTACTAATCACGGAAAAGGAGCTTTGATTAAAGTATCGGGGCAATTTGCAACATGATTACTTTAGTTATACACCAAAATGCAACAAAGTATTTTAAAGATAGAAAAGAAATAAAAGTAGAAGTTAAAGACTACCATTCTTTAATGAGTTTCTTAGTAAATTCTTTTCCAAAATTTGCAGAGTTTGTTAAACAAAACAAAAACAAATTAACTACTGATTTTTTTATCTTAAATAAAAATAAAAAAAGAGTGAGTTTAGCGGATGTAGAAGCTAATAAAAAGCTAAACGATGAAGTTTATTATTTAGTTCCCTCTATCGTAGGTGGCGGAGGAAAAGGTGGTGGAATTGCAATGGTAGTTATAGGTATCGCCCTTATTGCTGTGGCGTTCTATATGGCTCCTGCCATAGTAGGAGCTATGGGGCCTACAATGGGAATGGGAACAACTGCTTTTACGGTAGCAGGTATGAGTGTTAGTTTTTCACAAATAGCTATGTTTGGCGCGTCTCTTGCACTACAAGGAATAATGGCGCTGGCCCAGTCCTCACCTAAAAGTAACTCCAATAATAGGACTTTTACAGACGATGGTTCAAGGACAGAAAACAATTTATTCACTGGACTAACTAACACAATTAATTCAGGAGTTCCTGTAGGAATGAGATATGGAATGACTAGAATTGGTGGACATTTAATATCGGGGTATATTAAATCATTTAATCATGGAAAAAATGACCAAATACAAGTTTCGGAGCAATTTGCAGCATGAGTGTTTATAAAAAATATGTTAACGTACAGGGAGGGCAGACTCCTTTTATTTCAGGAAACAAAGGCGGCTGTTTTCCTGCAGGTTCTTTAGTATCTACTACTAGAGGTGAAATTCCTATTGAAGACATAAAACTTAATGATAAAGTATATTGTTTTGATGAGAATGATAAACGTTGGGTATCTTTTGTAGAAAAGACTTGGGAGCATATTCCTTCTGAAACTGTGGGTTATATTTTAACCATTACCCACGAAAAAGGTGTATTGAGAGTTACAGATAACCATTATTTATATGATGAAAACAATGAATATAAAGAAGCTAAAGATTGGGCAGTTGGAGAATATCTAACTTTAGAAGATAATGATTCTAGTAAGATTTTATCAATTGAAAGCGAAGATTATCTAGATGAGACAGTATACAACTTAACTGTTAATACTTATCACAACTATATTTGTCAAGGAATCAGACTATCTAATAAAGGGGGTGGTGGAAAAGGCGGTAGTGCAGCCCCTGCTGCTCGCGAAGACCCTAATACTTTATTTTCTACTGATATTTTATTTCTAACTGTTGCATTGGGTGAAGGTCCTATTTATAGAATTAATCCTAACGGCCCTCAAGATATAGAAATTAATGAAGGGGTGTCTGATGATTTAATTAATATTGAAGGAGATGGCACAGAAAATAACGAAGTATTTAAAACTTTAACAACTACAGGAACCATAACTCAAGGAGCTATGGATGTTTTTGGTGCTGAAACAGTTACTCCCCAAAACTTAAATAATGCTGTTGGACTAAAGAATGGTAATGTAGAGGGAATTCCGAAAGCTTCAGTCACATTACAAAGTACTAGTACAAAAGATTGGGATGCTTTACGGTTTAATTTTGTTATTCAAGGACTACAAAAATCTGATGCAAATGGTAATGTTTCTGGAACTAGCGTAACTGTAAAAATTACGGTTTTTGATAGTACTGGCGTAACAACTATTGCTGAGGATGAACATACCGTTAGCGGTAAAACAAATACTAGATTTAAATTTCAAAGAGATATTGTAATACCTGACGCAAGTAAAAGTGTAAATGGATATAAATTTACAGTAGAAAAGACTTCAAGCGATAGTGACTCTAACCGGATCGCAGACAATATTCAATTTGTTGGTTGGGATGAGATCGAATATGATGATATGGCCTATCCTAGAACAGCGTTAATTGGGTATGCAATTAAATCTTTTAATGAGCATGAAGGAAGAGTTCCAACATTTAGTTCTTTGGTTAAAGGACTACTAGTAAAAGTTCCTAGTAATTATAATCAACCTACTTTAACTGATGGAGAAATTGACTGGAGGCAGTTAGAAGTTCCTGAAACAGGTTCTATTTCCATAGATGGTGAGGCTACTCAAATAGGGTACACGCAGCAAGGCTATTATCTACAGACAAACATAGATGGAAGCGCCGAAAGAAAAGTTGAATCTTTAACAATAACAAACGCAGGTTCTGGATATGCCTCTGCCCCTACGGTGTCTATAAGTGGTGGTGGGGGTTCTACTGCGACCTCGACCGCTACGCTTACAACAGGAAAAGTTACAGCACTTACGGTAACGAGCCAAGGAACGGGGTATACTAGCGCTCCAACAATTACTATTGCAGCTCCTGCGGCAGTAACCTTTAATGGAGCTTCCGCAGTTAGTGATGGATCTGATACTATAACACTTACAGGACATCCTTTTGCTACAGGAGATCAAGTAACTTATAGTGCGGGCGGGGGAACCGCTATTTCAGGAACGGGTATCAGCACCGCCTCTGGAGGTATGTTCATTATTAAAGTTAATGCTAATACCGTAAAATTAGCAGTATCAGCACAGGCGGCGACTGACGGAACTGCTATTGATATAACATCAGGATCTGGGGCTAGTCACACACTAACAGGTATGACTGCTACATCAACGGCTGTGTTAACTACAGAACAATATGGGGCTAATCCTGTTATTTATGAAGGGGTATGGGACGGTACTTTTACATACTCGTGGACTCAAAACCCTGTTTGGATAATATATGATATTTTAACTAATCAAACTTATGGGCTAGGAATTGAGGAAGAAAACATAGATAAATTTATGTTTTATAAAGTCGCTCAATATTGTGACTGTTGCGATGCCACTACTGGAAAGTTTACAGGTGTGGACGGTTTTGGTGACGGTACTTTTAGACACAAACCTAGAAATTTATTTTCAACAGTTAAAGAAACCCTTGTTGGTCTTCCTAGGGGAGTGCAGGTTAAAGAAAGAAGATTTATAAGTGATTTAAGTATTCAAGAAGATGTACAAGTAATGGACACAATAAATAAAATTACTTCAACATTTAGAGGTCTTTTATATTATTCTGCTGGAAAAGTAACACTAAACGTTGATATGCCGGATGACACTCCTGTAGCTATTTTCAACGATGCTAATATCAAAAAAGATACCTTAAAATTTTCTGGAACTAAAGAAAGTGATATTATTACTGGATGTGATATTTCTTATATAGAACCTTCGAATCACTTTAAGCGCGAAGTTATACGAATTGACGACCAAGAAGCTTTAAGAGACAGAAACCAGATTGAAAATATTAAACAAATGGATTTAGCAGGAGTAACCCGAAGAAGCCAAGCTTCTAGGTATGGACAATATATGATTGCTGCTTCTAAATTTTTACGCAGACAAGTTGAATTTGTTGCGGGAGCAGACGCTCTTAACCTAACTGTTGGAGATATCGTCACAGTTGCTACTAAATCACATGGATTAGCTTACGGTTTTGGTGGAAAAGTAGCGGCAGACTCTTCAACTACAGGCAATGCTAATATTCTACTGGAACATTTTACTAGTCCTTCTATTACCTCTAGCACTTTTACCTCTAATACACAACCTTTGGCGATAAGAGTAATTAAAATGGATTCGGATAGAATAGACTATTACCTAGTTTCTAATACCGCTTTTCAAACTCTTTCAACAAGTAATGCTGATTCAGGGGTAGATCTAGTTGAGGTTACGACTATAAGCAGATGGAACTATAACTCTAAAGGTTTTGTGGACGGAGAAGACTTCTTAGCTAACAATGTTCCACAAAAAGGAGATTTGTGGACTTTTGGAGAAGTTAATCCTGATAATTTTTATGATAACCAAAATGACAGATTATTTAAAATAACTACTATTGGAAGAAATGAAGATGAAGAAATAACTGTTACAGGAATTGAGTATATTTCTAATGTATATGTAGATTCTGATTCTTTAATAGCTTATGTACCAGTTAGGTATGATGATACCGTTTCTTCCTTAACTCCCCCTCCTACTCCAGAGTTAAATTTACAGGCCAGACCCAGAAGAGTAGATGACGGATCTGTTACTCATGATATTTTAGTTGATATATCAACCGATCAAACAGGATATCCTTTATTTTTACAAACTGAAGTGGAGATTGGTCGCCCAGATGCTATTTTTTCTTCATATCTTACTAGTGGGGCCGATGTCTCTCCTAAAGCTATGACAGCTTCTAACACAAGTCCTTTAGCTAATGGGGAAATATCTATTCTATCAGGTAAAAACGGTTTTAAAACTAACACTGGAGAAATTAGACTTATTTGTGATGCAGTCGATAATCCAGATGTTACAGATACTTCAAACGGTAATGTTGTATTTAAAGTAGCTAGTTTACATCAAGTACGTGATACTAATTTCATGAAACATGTTTTAGAGGTTAATGACGGTATTACTTTTGATAGTGGACTAAAAGGTTTCGATAAAGTTGCTTTTGATTTGAACCAGAAATCTGTTTCTAGTGGTGGATTTGGTTTTGTTGATCACGGTACTCGTTTAGTTAATTTTACTGCAAACGTAATTGGTTCAGACTTAACGGTATCTAATGGAAGTATTATAATAGAAAATGAGCATTCAGGAGGTTCAACTGTATTTAACTCTTTGCCTACTCCGCCTTTTTTTGTTACTCTTAATCAACTAGTGGATACTAGATTTTTTGATAATAGAGAAATGTATATTGCTGGAACTTCGTTCACAGAAATTCAATCTAATGTTATTACAGGTAACCTTGTTTCCGACACTAATTTTATTCAACCACTAGTAAGAGGAGCACCTTTTAAAGAATCTGTAAGAGTGTTCGTAGATGGGTTACAAATACCCATTTCGTCTTGGAATTTTACTTCTTCAAGCAACGATTCTGTAACTATTACAGGATTAAGTAATGAAGTTACTAGTAGAGTAGAAGCAGATTATTATACTGTGCCTACGGTAGAATTGGGAGATAACTTACAATTCTTCAGCGGAAATGTATATAGTATTGTAGATACTACTTACTCTACAGATAGCCCTTCTCATAATGTTGCACTAACTTCTAATAATATATATAGAGTAAAATTAGGGTCAAAACTTTTAGCTAATACGAGAGGAACTACTGCTATTAATATTAGTAATGATCCTATTGGAGTAACTAATAATGTTATTGGATCTGCTTTTACCTTTGACTATGACACTAATCTATACCCTGGGTCTTTCAGCCTAGCTAATAATGCAATTTATTCCATCCTAACTCCTGCGGATTTTGACTCTATCGGACTGCCTGCAGATAGGCTATTAAAAAACCAAGACCCAGGACTATATGTATTTAGAGCAAGAAATATTAATAATGCAGCCAGAAAAAGCCCTCCCGCTACAGAAAGTATTTTAATTAATCAAGTTCCTATTCAAAAAGTAGAAAACTTAGAAATTACAGAAAGTTTATATATTGAACAAACTGTTGGAGCCGCTGTTAGAATTAATATAAATTATGATCACATTACAGACCAAGAAGTTACAGATTATGAAATATCTTATAAGCTTGGAGGGGCTGCAGAAGACTTAACTAATTTCCAAACTGTAAAAGTTTCTTCACAAGGAGTTGACCCTGATGGTAAGATTAGGTTTGCTATAAATAATGTTGATAGAGGAAGCACATCAGGAATTAACAACATAACTGTTAGAGTTACTCCCTTAAACGGAACTATTCGGGGAGTTACTTTAGAAAAAACTCAATCAATTGCTGGAAAAACTGCTCCTCCACAAAATGTTTCCAACTTTAGTGTAGCACAGGTTGGAGAAGAGTTACAATTTTCATGGGTATATGTAAAAAAAGAAGACGGTTCCCTATTTGACGCAGATTTACGAGACATTGTTATTAAACGAGCAGCTGGGTCTATAACAGAAGCAGATTTTGCTAGTACTTTCGTAACTGCTTCGGAATATATAGTAGTTAGTTCTGGGTCTACAAAGAAATCAGCCCCAATTGATACCTTTGGTACTTTTACTTATTTAGCTAAAACTCGTGATACTAGCGGTAATTTGAGTGACACTATTGTAGGTGTTACCTTTACTTCAACTAAGCTTTCTTCTCTATTCTTGCTACAGGCATATAGCGAAGACGCTCCGAACGGTAATGTGTTTGCGGGAATTCCCAACACTAATAGAGGAGAGTTTAACTTTCCAAGTTTTGCTAACTCTAACACCGGGGGTCTAAGTTCTCATTTCGATGCAGGAGTACCGGGCTCTTTTAACTCTCATATAATAGATAATGCTAATGGAACTACTACTGGATACTCTGCTATTTCTGGGTCACCTACGGACTTGTTAGCAGAATCTTCTGCAACATACCAAACTCCTATTAGAGATATAGGACAAGTTAAAACAATTAGTTTCACGGCTAACATTGTTGGAACTGCTACAACCACTACTACATTTAATTCTTTACACACCAATATTGCTTTTGGTATTGTAGAGCCACAAGATGACGTAGCTAACGCTAGTATTTTACATGATACCGCTTTAGGAGGCTCTCAAGGAATCGGCACTGTATTAGGGTTTTCTAATACTAGTGCTGCTACAGTAACTTATAGTGATTTAAATAAAACTTTGATAAGCGGAGGTGCCTCTGGTAACGTGTATGCTATTTGGAATGCCAGCCAAACTACTGATGGACAACATGTAGATGACACTTCTAACGCTAACTCTTATGCACTAATTGCAAGTGTAATTAATGCTGATGCAGTTCTGTTAGGAGAAGTGTTCCATGCTAACGGGGTATCTACAGGAGGTAATACATTTGCTAACTTGACAACTAAAACCTCATCCTATAAACTAGTAGATCTAAACCAGTTTTCTGACGCTTCGATTGGATCAACTACGTTCTTAGGAGATTCTAACTCTTTAGATACGAGTGTAATTGAACTTAGAACTTCAGAAACAGACCCATTTTTTGCTAACGGAAATGTAAATATTAGTACTTTTCAAGGAAATTTAGGAGATAGATTTCAGAATTTTGCTGTAGGGGATAGAAGAGCTCGTTTCTTTCAATTTAAACATACGGTAACAAATTCAAAACCTCAAGAAGTTAATTATACTCTTGATAAATTTGAATACACGGTTGACTCACCTAGTAAAGAATTTAGAACTAGAGTTACTTTTGCAGGAGATAGTGACACTGGCGGAAATACTGCAGTTGACTATACAAGTACGGATTTTTTTGATACTCCCACATTTTCTGCCACTATTGTAAGCACTGCAAATGTATCCGCAGCACCTGTTTGCTTCGTGTTAGGGTCAACTAGAACTGGAGCGAATATCAATGTAATTTTCAGTTCAAACTCGGAACCAGCAGTAGGAACTGTTGTGGACTTAATAGCTTTAGGAACATAAAAGGAGAATATTAATGGCTATAGGAACTTCGAATACTTTTGTGCTAACATCTGCATCTACTGCTTTGTCTGCGTTTCGTGGACAAATAAATGGTAGTTTACAATCTTTAGCACAAAATTTTTATTCTGACGCAAGACCTGTTGCGGCAAATTTTCAAGATGACGGAGGAAGTACTGTAGCCTTTACCGACTCTAGGACATCGGGTATTTTGCACTATAATTCAAGCACCAAAGCTTTATATGTAAATGTACCTACTGCAGACGTAAAAGGCGGAGAAGGACCTGGAGGTACTTTTACAAGAGTAGGTATTGGGGCAAGATATGAGAATAACATTGTAGGAGCTACTGCTAACATTGGAACTTATCAAGTCGGAGAACTAATGGTAAGTCTTGATTCGTCAGCCTCAAATGTGCGCCTTATGGTAAAAGGAGCTAATAGCGCTTCAAACTTTATAGATGTAGGCATACCACCTACAAACGGATCAGTTACCTCTGCTATGTTTGCTGCTGGGGCGGTTACTACTGCAAAAATTACTGATAGAAATGTTAGTAATGTAAAAATAACCGCAGACTCAATATCAGTACATGAATTGGACAATTTTATAGAAACTGCGTTAGTACCCACAGGAGTTATTTCTGCATACGGGGGGTCATCAGCGCCCTCCGGTTATGTGTTATGTGATGGAAGTGCTCTTTCACGCACAGGAGTTAACGCTAATTTATTTGGAGTAGTGAGTACCTCTTTTGGAACAGGAAACGGTAATAATACCTTTAACGTTCCTGATTTACGAGACAAGTTAATTCTTGGAAAAGGCGCAAATAATAGCACTTTAGGAACTCATACCCACGCAATGTCTGCTAGTTCTGCAAAAGTAACAGAATCTACGTCAATTAGTGCGCACTCAGTAACAACAGCAACCTTTTCAACAGGTGCTAAAGATGCTAGTGGTTCTACAGCTGTGACAGCTGTGGCAGCTCACTCAGCCATTACCCCCAACATGATATTTCCAACTGTTGTGGTTAATTTTATTATAAAACTTTAAGGAGAGAATTATGGAAATTGTTAAATTTAATGCCTTTGACACAGAGGGAAAATTAGTGTATTGTAGTTATAGAAAATTTGAAAAAGGGGAAAAAGGAACTCAAATTGAGAGAAGTTTACCTTTTGATAAATTTATTGAATCTGAAACTAAACTAGGGGAAATTTTAGAAGGTTCTTGTTATTCTGTATTTATGGAAGAAAAACCAGAAATGCAAATGTATGAAAAGAAATTTTTAGATGATACTCCTAATACCGATTTAACTGAAGAAGAAAAAGACTACTTTAGAGATTTAGTTACAAGGGCTTGTGTTGAAGAAGAATGGGACGAACTTCTCAAGCCTCCTTCAGTAGACGAGCAGGTAGAAGATTTTATTAAAGAATTTTTTGAAGATACAGAATCAGAAGAGCTAGAACAAAAAGATTATTTAGAGGAATTTTTCAAAGAACTAGAAGAAGACTCTGATAAATAGGAGAATTATTTAATGGTTACCCAAGTCACAAGTACAGTAATGGGGTCTAACGCAATATCTGCAAATAATATTGCGGATAATAGTATTGTGTCTAGACACATTGGTGATAACGTTATTTTAGCTAGACATGTAGAAGACGGTGTAGATCCGGGTATTGTTCAAGCAAACCTAAACGCTACTACTGCTAATATTAACACTGTTACTGCTAATGTTAATAGTGTAAAAGGTAACGTTGACGCTGCGGAAGCTAATATTGCCAGTATTTTAGCTGGAACAAATTTTACAGGAACTATTACAACAAACGAATCTACTTCTCTTGGAGTATCTAACCTTACTCCCGAAACTACCTCTATAACTATTGGAAGTCCTGCTAACGTTATTATTCAGTATGGAACTTCGGCAAACCCTGTTGGTGGTAACGTTATTATTGGAGAGGGCAATGGTGACATAGATGGCTCTATAACACCTTTTAGATTAGATGTTAGAGGATCAGCTAATGTCGGAGCTTTAAGTGCTACTAGTCTTTCTGGTACGTTATCTACTGCCGCACAGGGAAACATAACATCATTAGGTACACTAACAAGTTTAACTGTTGATAATATCATAGTTAATGGAACAAACATTGGACATACATCTGACACAGATGCAATAGCAATTGCTTCGGATGGTAAAACAACCTTCAGTCAACAAACAACTCATTCTGGTGGGATTGTAATTCCAAATGATGGAGATATTGGATCTGTGGGAGCCACTGATGCCGTACAAATTAGCAGTGGTGGTATAGTTACTTTTAAAGATGATATCATCCTCAAAGACGCTGCAACAATCGGTGTTACAAGTTCTACTTCCGCTATTAGTATCGCTTCAACAGGTATAGTAACGTTTGTAGATGACATTAAGATTAAAGATGCTGGTACAATTGGTAGCGTTTCCTCGCCTACAGCTATCGAAATTGCTAGTGACGGTATTGTAACGTTTGCTGACGATATCAAGATTAAAGACGCTGGTACAATTGGTAGCGCTTCCTCGCCTACAGCCATTGGAATTGCTAGTGACGGTATTGTAACGTTTGCTGACGATATCAAGATTAAAGACGCTGGTACAATTGGTAGCGTTTCCTCTCCTACAGCTATCGGAATTGCTAGTGACGGTATTGTAACGTTTGCTGACGATATCAAGATTAAAGACGCTGGGACAATTGGTAGCGCTACAACACCTGCAGCTATTAGTATCGCTAGTGACGGTATAGTAACCTTTGTGGATGACATTAAAATTAAAGATAGTGGCACTATTGGGTCAGCTAGCGCCCCCGGAGCTATTACTGTTGCCGGAGATGGCGCAGTTACTGTGTCGGACGATTTAACAATTACAGGTAACTTAATAGTTAGTGGCGATACCGTAGACCAAAACGTTACTAACCTAACAGTTGAAGATAGGATTATTTTAACTGCTTCTGGGGCGTCAGGAACTCCTAGTTTAGATACAGGGCTTATGATGAGTCGGGGAGCACAAGGTAATGTTTTTGTTGGTTATGACGAATCAGTAAACAAAGTTGTGGTAGCTCATACCTCTTCTCCTCATACTAATACTGCTATTAGTGCAACAAGTGCGGCTAATTTAGACGCTCGACATATTACTGCAGAATCCATAGTACTTTCAGGAGATGCAGGGGTTCTTGTTCCTAATGACGGAAATATAGGCTCTGCAGGCTCTACGGCAGCAATACAGATTGCTTCAGACGGGGTAGTTACCTTTGTTGACGATATTAAGATTAAAGATGGTGGAACAATCGGGGTGGCATCTGCTGCTGACGCAATGACTGTTTCTTCCGCCGGTATTGTTACTTTTAAAGACGACATTCTCATAAAAGATGGCGGGACAATAGGGGTAGCATCTTCTACCGGAGCTATTACTATAGCTTCAACAGGTATTGTAACGTTTGCTGACGATATCAAGATTAAAGACGCTGGTACAATTGGTAGCGTTTCCTCTCCTACAGCTATCGGAATTGCTAGTGACGGTATTGTAACGTTTGCTGAC